TTCGTACTGGGTGGAAAGTGGCACATCGGAGAAGTTGTTGTCGTCCGTGTCGTCGACCTCAAATACAAGTGATCCAAGTACATTTCCGTCCTCGTCAATGCCGCGCATCGTGACGTTGCCAATACCGGCTGCTTGGATGACAACAGAGTGCGTTTCCTTGGTGTCGGTTAGGCTGCCGTGCCAGAGGAGTGGGGTACGGACGGTGACTTGAGGAGCCGTGCCAGAGGTCGATTCAATGTTGTTGACGTCGTAGATTCCGCCGCTTGTGCCAAAAATAAGTTGTCCTGCAAGGAAGTCGCCGGATCGGGCATTGAGAAAATCACCAGTCGAAAACTTAGGAGCCGCTTCGCCACTCTCCGGGTTCATGGCGAGGGTCAGGCGTTTGCATGTTTCACCGCCTGGTTGCGGGAAGAAGATATGGTAGTGCGCCTGATCCTGATCGAAGACAGCGCTAATGCTTTCCTTGTCTTCGACGCTGTTGAACAGCTCGCGATAGAGAAGATCGATCTTGTCAGACAAGCTGTAGCTGTAGACAAGAATGCCGTTGTCTTCGGATCGCTTGATCGAGTGGATGCCGGAGCGGCTGCAAAACAATAAGTCTGTGCCAGCATTGACGATGGTGTTGTGGCTTGAGCAGCCGATGTTAATGAATGAGTTGTCGTCGAGTATCCAGTTGTCGATATTTGGATCGATCCGGTAGATGATCGCCCTGTCAGCAGTGAACACGACAAGGCGGTTCTGCTCGAAGACGCCGACGCCGGTTATTTCGTCAGCAGTACCGAGCAAGTTTGCGACATCTATGAAGCCAGCTCGCAAGACATTCGTTGATGTCGGGTCTTCGTCATCTGTGAAGACATCCTCATTGTCTACGCGAGACAGGTGAATTTGAGTTTCCTTGCCGGGTATTCCTGCCACGACAAGGCGGCGCTGCACCGAGGCCAGATAGGCTGGGCGAATGGTGTCGAGCGTCTTGGACGCTGTAACCCCAAAGTTCACGCCATCGTACTTGTGGACAGGCAAGGCGCGGGCCGCGACAAAGACAACACGGTTAAAGACCGTCGAAGATAGAACCGCATTACTCGGGTATGTGAATGCGAAGGCGCTGTTCGATAGCTTGTGGCCACGTTCGGAAACGAGATCGATGCCAGAACCGTCGTTCTCAGCATATAACGCCTGCGTGCGTGTGAAATAACGAACGTGATCGACGCGGTGTAGACCCTCTCTATGGCTTGCCGTTGCATCACGAACGATCTGGCCGCGCCAATCGCAGGAAGCATTAATGAGAGCTGCAAGATGTTGCTGGCTGCCGGTGTCTAGGCTTGTGACATCCCGGCTTGTATCCAATCCTTGGAAGTCTTCATAGACCCAGCTTTTTAGCTTTATGCCAGCATTCGCTTGGGTTGCCATTAGTAGGTAACCGACCCGTTCTTGACGCTAGTCTTGCCACTGTTTTTGTTGCGCGGGTTCGTACCGTCGTCGACGACGCGGAGCCTGATCTCGGTATTCCCGTTGAAGCTGCGCCAGAGCTGACGGTTCAGCGTCTGAAGGTATTGCGGCATAAGGAGGCCGAGCTTTTCGCTGCCTTGTTGGGCCGCGTAATGGGCCAGCAAGCCAGCAATTATGATTGAATCGTCAACTGCACGGCTCTCATCGAGGGACTGGTAGTAGTCGATCTCTGTCGTAGCGGTGTGATAAGGGTGCATCCGTATGTCGTCGATGACCAGGTTGGCAAACTCCAGAAACATCAGCAGTACGTCGCCGTCGACCGTGCCGGGGCTGAACTCCCCGAAGCGACGGAGCGCTTGCATCGACAAGATGCGCAGCGGCGTATTGCCGTCGGTGATCTGTGGGTTTGTGGTGCTGACTTCCGCCATTTACTTCTTCACGATCCGTCCGGTTACAACGAAGTGGTGTTGCTTGAAGCGGGCCTCATCGGCTGCATCGACGATCCACTGGAGCCGGTTATCGGCAGCGACGCGGATCGACCGGATGTCGGCGCAATCAAATTGCAATGGCTCTGGATTACGGCTCTCGTAGACGACCTCTTTGGGGGCTTCTTTCTTTTTTGTCTCCGCCATGTGTATGTCTCCATGCGAAAAAAGGGGGTGCGTGAGCACCCCCTAATATCGCCACTACGTTGGGAACTGTCGTCCCTACTTGGTTGCCCAATTTTTGACGTAGCAATGGACTTTGTCTTGCAGGAGTTCGAGACCGCACTCGGTCAGGTACTCGTGCTTCTGGCTGTCGGCGTCCGGGCTTTGCCGGTTTTCGAGCAGCGAAGTATCGCGACCTTCGAGGTAGCGATAGTTCAGGTACGGGAAGTCCACGATGACCATGGCTGTCTTCATTCCCGGAACCTGACGGAACTGGGGATGGAGGTGCACCATGAGGTCGCCAGCGAAGGTGGAATACTTGACGACGCTAACGCCGTAAGTTCCGTCGATGGCTTCCGGCTGCCAACGGGCCTTGCCGATCTGCTGGAGGTTGTTAGCGACTGTTTCGCCTACGAAAGCAATCTTTTGCTTGCTGCCATATTTGAAGACAGTGCTCATCAACAGGCTGTCGAAGCCTTCTTCTGTCATCTGTTTGGCAGACGAACCGCCGTAAGATGCGAAGGAGGTGTGGATATCGACAACATTGGTGATGGAGTTCGTAAAGCCGCCCGTGTAACGGGTCGGGGAAGCAGAGCTACCCGAGGCTTCGTGCTTGTAGCCAAAGAACATGGCACGCTCAATGTCGCTCATGTGCAACTTGAGAGCCTTGGTCATGGCCTCGTCCATCTTGTCGCCAGTCCGCAAGTAGGTCGACTGCAAGGTGTTGGACACCTGGAAAGCCGTGCGGAAAATCTGACAGAAGTTCGATGCCACGGTGGCGTCGAAGCTGATGGCCGTGGGGCTTGACGCTCCTTCAGCCGCCGCATAGCCAGCCACGAACAGCTCGGCGTTATCGGCAATCTGATGGGACGTACCACCGATGTTACGGGTGGCCGTAACGGTGGTTGCGGTCGTGTCAGCGGTGACGTGCATAACTTCGCCCGTCTCACTATTGATGAGGATGGAGCCGCTTATCGCGAACTTGTTGTCATCCCCAGCGTCGACCGTGATGCTGGTTGTGGAGGTCGAGGCAACTGCGCCGTTGACCTTGAGGGTCCGATCCGGGAGTTCATCCCGGAAGTTCTTGAACTCGGGATCGTCCGTGCTCTCGGAGCTACCCATGGCGAGCATCGCATTCAGCGGTGCATTTCCATTCGGCTCTAAAAGCGTGAACAGTTCCCGGTAGTTCTTCGGTCGGAAATCGGTCGAAAACTCGCCCGATCCCCGCATACCTTGAATCGCAGCCATTTTAATCTCCTTATGGCTCGGGGGTTGAAAGGGTCAGTCGAGTTGCGGGATTAACCGTCGCATTACTCAGTAGGTCGGCGGCGTAAGCGGCTAACCTTTGGTAACAATAGCGGGGATTGTCGGGGCTATCGTCCTACGTTTTGCCTTTTAATTCGCCATTGGCGAAGTCGCCGTAGCGCCATGTCTTACCGGCTGCCGCGACGCACGATGTGCCAGAAGGATCGCTGATGAGGATAGTCCAAGTACCGTCTCTGGCTGTGAATATTTCTACAAGCTGACCAGACATGGTCAGACCGTCAGCTCTCTTATACTCTTTGTACTGCTTGTTCAGACGTTCAACGAGCAGCGGGCGCTCCTTGCACACCATCTGTCCCATTGCCGGTGTCGCCAAGACAACGGCAATAGAAAAGATAGCAAGTAGCAGGAGGCGCATTAAGCCAGATTTCTCTGGCTCATAGCCTGATCGCGGAAACGGTCGAAGGTTGCATCGGCTGGTTCCGGCTCGGTTCCGGCTGCGGTCGGTGTCGATTGACCGATGCTGCCAGTGTAGGCTTGTCGGCGTTCGGCTATCCCGCGAAGACGGTCCATTTCCGGGCTGTTTCGCGTGTTGGAGTAATCTGCGACCAGCTTATCTGTCAGGCCAGGGTCGGAAAGGTCTTCCATGACGTAACCGCGCTCGGCGATGAACATCATAAATTCGCTCGCATCGCCGTCTGGGAGGTTGTGCTTGGCCTGCGAAGCGTCAAGATTGTTGGCGATTTGCTGGCGGATTGCATTGACTTGCGTGCCTTGCGCCTGCTGCATTCCTTCGCGAGCTGCTTGTGTCTGGCCCTGTGCCATGGCCATGACCTGTTGGAGCATCCGGGTGTTGTCTGCGACTTGCTGCTGAAGGTTCTGCATCGATCCGACGTTACCGGCGAGCATGTCCTTGTATCCGGGCGGGAGACGGACGCCCTCGGTTTCCTCGTATTCGGCGAGGCTGGCATCTAAGTCCTTATATTCGGGTTGTCCGGGCTTGTCTTGCACGTCTCCGTCGACGTTGCCCAGTGTTGGGTTGGACTGCTGTGCGCGAGCCATAGCATCCATCTTCTCGGCGAGTGTCTGGGGTGTTAGGCCAGGGTTGGCGCGGAGAATGTTTTCGATGACCTTATTGACCGGCGACATTGCCGCGTTTTTGGCGTTCATGGCGGAATATCTGGAGAGGGTTCCTTTAATCTGGTCGGGAGTGAACTTTCGTGGACTTGGCTTATCCGGCGTGCCCATCTCAATTTCGATATATGTGACGGCCTCATCTTGGACCGCGTCACCTTCGGTCTTTGGACTTCCTTGTTCTGCCGCTTGGTCTGCGCCAGTGTCTTGCGGGGCAGCTTCTGGGGCGGGGGCTTCAGCGGCTGGCTGCGGCTGTTGCGGATCGACGCCCATTTGTCCAGCGGCAATCCGATCAACGGCTGCGGCCATCGCTTGGGGGTCTTGGGGATTGACGGCCATAAATGGCTCCTTTCGTCGTGGGTGTGGCGGTTATTTTACAGCGGAGCACTACCGCTATCGTCCCTCGTAAGCGCGATTTCGTTTTCGAGCCGGAGCTTTAGTTTTTCGGGAAGACTGAGGAGGGATTTGGCTGCCCAGATGGAGCCTCGGCGAAAGTTAATTTCGTCCACTGACATGTCTGGGGTCTCTGCAATAGCCATGGCAGCAGACAGAACTTCCTGCTCCATAACCTTGTGAAGGTATTTCCAGCCCTTACTGCGCTCTAGCGCAGTTATGGCTACGTGCGCTTGGCTTGGCTTCACCGACGCGGTTGCTTCTTACCTTTGCGGACTTTCGCTTTCCCCGCCATGACAGCGCCATGACCCTTCTTGCCACTCGATGTGGCGTGCGGGACGTTGACTGTTTTCTCTTTCCAGACCATTTGAGCCATTAATTATCTCCACCAAATTTTGCGTAAATGCCGACAGCGAGGGCCATCAGCGCAGCGGTTGTGATAATACGCACCACTGTTTGACCTATCGTCCTCTTCGCGCCACGCCATGAGTCGAGGAGGTTGCGTAGCTCTTTAACGTCGTCGCCAGCGTCAGGGTCAGAGAGGCCGACTTTTTCGAGTGCTCGTTTTGCACCTTCTTCTGCGGCGCTCTCGATCAGGCGCTGTTGTTCGGGGGTCATTGCGGGCGCTAGGCGACCCAGCTATCCGGGACTTTGTTCACCACCTTCGGAGACCTCTGGTTTTCAATCTGCTCCGTGAGTGCGGCTTTCATTCCGTCTTCCGTAGGAGCTTCGGCCTCGCCTGTGAATATCTTAGCTTTTGCCCATTCGATGACCTGGTCTCGCGTAAGGTCTTGGAATGCGACATAGGGATCGCCGGGGGCGTCCAACATCACCTGGCCATAAGCAGTCGCCGTAAATTCAGAATCCACGGCGGTGCATCGCCAGTGGACGCTGGTGACAGCATCTACTTTGCCATCCAGGTCTTTTGCGACCTCCATCTCGACGCTCCATGTAAACGTAATTGCCATCTCAAATTCTCCTAGATTTGACACGTAGCAGTTTTCGCAAATTGGAGGTCATCCTGTCGTCCCTACTGTCTAGGTATTTGGTCAGGCAACGAAGGTCTGGAGCTTGTTGCTATATCGCTGTTGTAAAAGGGCTTCGCTGGTGGACGTGTCGCCAGCTTTGATGATGTGGTTATTGCTGTCTATTCCAATAGGTGCGCCCCACCGGACCCGAAGGCTGCCGACCTTTAATTTCTTGTCGCGGTAGTCATCGTCGCCTGCGAAATCGTGGATGTAGTCCTTGGCTGTCCACTTGTATGACTGGATCGTGTCTTTAATTTTCAAGTCGTCGTTGGCAATTGACCATTTCTGGAAGTCGTCAGTGTCAAAGAAATGCCTGACATTTGCAAAATCCGCTGAATCATCGACTGCTGTCAGCGACCGGAAGCGGACCTCCGACCATTTGACGGTGAAATTCCACCACCACATCATCGTGGTAACACTGTTCGCGGGGATCGGGCATGTCGCCATCAGCGCATCGATCTCATCTCTCACGCTGGTCAGGCTCTCGTTGGCGAGATAATCCTCGACTGTGCTACCGATCTTGTCTGGGTTATTTGCAAAACCGGCAGAACCGAAAATCTGGTCACCAAGTTCACCCGTGATGACGATGTTGGTTTTTAGCGCCTTTGCAATCTCGTTGGTTGCCTTGCTACTGAAGATATCCTCTGGCGTGAATCTGTCTGTAGGATTAACAGAAGAAGGGATTGTCGCAGTAGTTATCTTTCCATCTATATGGTCAGTATAAAATTCTGGATATTCCTCAATTGAAGCTGCACTTAAATGAACGGTCAAATCAGATAACCGACCGTCTGGTACTGTCTTGAGTAAAGCTACCAGAGCAACGGTACTGTCGATCCCACCGGACCAGAACAAAGACATGGGTTTGTTTTCCGCCCACAGCGATGCCGCTCTTGCGTCTGAGACATCGGGGAACTTCTCGTCGAATGAGCCAACAGAAGGAATAGCTGGGGCCGCTAACTTTAGTGGTGGCCGCAACGTGCCGGTCCTGTCGTTCGGCACCCAAAGGCAATGGATTTGGTGGCCTATCTTTTCGAGCGCTGTCGGCTTGTGATCCTCTATCCCAGCAACGTCGATCATGTCTGGTCTGGCAAGTTGTAGGGTGTCGGCTAAAGTCCCGGTAAACTCTGTCTCGGCTGTCTTGCCCTCCTGGCCAAAGATACTAACGAGCTTTCTCAGGCTGTCCGCTCCGCAGTTGGCTCCGAGAGCGTCAAAGACCCTTCTTATAGACGCCCCATTTGGCACTTGAGCCATGAAGTCGAGGCACTCCTCGCAGTCGCTTGGCGTGATGACAGCGTCTAAATATGAGCGTTGGTCTTCCGACAGCGCCATAATCGCGGCGGGGTCAGTTGCATTGTTGATTGCTTCGACTGTCTTGTCGCGATGGTCGTCGAGTGCTTTTCGGTGGTCTGGCTTTCTCAGCTCGGAAAAGGCTGTCTCGGCTTTCTCTTCCACCGTGTCTCCGGCGATCATGCTGGCATCTGAGAGCAATCGTTGCCCCTCAAGCCATTCGCGGCATTCGGTCTCTATCCCACTTGTACCGTAATGCCACTCCTTTGTGCGGTCGCACATCTCAGCGTGGCGACTTAAAGCGATTGCTCGGACTTCCGCGAGCGGCTTCCAAACCTCCGTGAATTGGTCGCCTGCTTCGTTGAGAGCCATGTCTTTGGTCTCAATGTCGCTAGGTGATTGGTTACTGCCGGGTATCACGATGTCGCTCCGTTAATCGTTCCACTATTGTTAAGAGTCTGAGAGACGCCACTTACGTGGTGGATCGCCTTCCCGGCGTCACCGTGTTGACCGCCGTTACCGTTGCTCGCTCGACAACCAGAGCCACCGCCGCCGCCGCCATTCGCGCCATCCGCACCGTAGTTGCCGCCGTTACCGCCTGTGCCAGCGGGGGAACTTCCGGCTGCTCCGTTCGTCGCTGCGTTGGGTCC